TCAATACGAGTCAGAATGGTCTGATACAGCAGAATATCAACCAGGTGACGTTGTGCGTTATGGCGGTTACTTATACTTTGCTTCTAAGTACAATAGAGACGAACAACCAGCGCAATCGCAGGATAGTACAAAGAGTTGGGTAGAATTACAATACGGATACAATTTTGTAGGTGATTGGACAGAAGGCGCAGAATACAATCCAGGTGATATGGTATTACGCGGTGGCGAGCTATATATGGCTAGAGTGTCTATTGGTGCTAGTGAAGAAGACGGAAGTACATCAGACTATTTACAAACTGAAAAATGGGAATTAGTTATTCCAAGTAAAACTTGGGGAGAAGCTTGGATAACAGGTAGAAGATACTTTGTAGGCGAAGTAGTTTATCACTTTGGTGATGCATATGTATGTAATCAATATCATGTTGGTTCAAATGACAACTTCCCAGGCGATAACGGTAGTGGATATTTTTATTGGGATTTATTAATACAAGCAGGTCAAGTATCAGGTTTATCAGCAAAAAGTGATTTACTTACATTTAACCTAAGCAGAACTAACGTTGGTGACGGAAGTACTATAGGACCAACATCAGTACCAATTGGCAGACCAGATCAACTGTTATCAGTAGACGGCGAAGACAATGTATTTTGGAAAGATTACTTACGTACAGCAGGCGAAATATTTGTAGGTACTCACGGTATGGATACAAGAGGATATGGACTATCACCAGATAAGCCATTTAGATCTGTTAGATTTGCTGCTGAATATGTTGAAGCAACATTCCCTGCACTAACACCAATTAAAATTAAAGTTAATACAGGGAGATATGTCGAAATAGGGCCTATTAGTATTCCAGCAGGCGCTGTTGTAATGGGCGATGAATTACGTTCAACAACCATTGTTGCTAATCCTCCACTCGATGATTACCAAAATGAAACAATACAACTTGAAGGAATGTGGGATTATTTTGCTAGTACACTGTTAAGTTTATTATCAAATGTAGATGTTCCTGCATTGCCTGGCAACAACGAAATACAAAAGAAAGATGCAACAATTTTAGGTCTTTCAGAAAACAACATAATATTAGGGTTAACTGATATTATTAAACAAAAAATCGAATTCAATGCAGGAAGTGGCTCTATTGATCCAGTAATAACATCAACTAATATAATATCAGCTGATAGTCAAAGAAGACAAGCTGCATCAAAATTAGAACTTGTAGGACCATTTTTATCACAACAAGTTGATGCATGGGCTAGACAAACATACCCAGACAAAGTATATAGAACAAACAGAGTAGCTGAAGACTTTGCACATTTTATTGCTGCTATAGTATATGATTTACGATACGAAGGTACTTATAAATCAGTATTATCAGGAGAACGTTATGCAGCAGCAATTACTGGTAGTAACTTATTAGACTTATTTAGATGTAGAGATACAACTGGTGTACGTAATACAACACTAGAAGGTTTAGACGGTTCTCTTAATCCTCCGGGCGTGTTTGACTTATACCAGCGTCCAACGTCGGGTGCATTTACAGCACTTGATCCGGGCTGGGGTCCAGCAGACGAACGTACATGGATTATGAAACGTTCACCTTACATACAAGGCAATACTACAATTGGAGCTGCGTGTACAGGTATGCGAGTAGACGGTTTATTACATAATGGTGGTAACAAGTCTATGACAGCAAATGATTATACACAAGTACTAAGTGACGGTATTGGTGCATGGATATCAGATAATGGCAGAGCAGAGCTTGTGTCAGTGTTTACATACTACAACCAAGTTGGATACTTAGCAGAACGTGGCGGAGTTATTCGTGCAACAAACGGTAACAACTCATATGGTGCATATGGTTCAATTGCAGATGGAATTGATCCTAACGAAGTACCATTAGTTGCAGAAGTATTTAATAGAGATAACGAAGCAACTGTTTCAGGAGTTTATGCTGGAGCGTTTGGTGATGAGATCTTTGTATATGAATATGAAAACGCAGGCGAAGGATACACAACAGCATCTAGTACAATAGTTGGCGCAGGTGCAAATGCAGCTGTAATACATGAAGATATACGCCATGGATCACTATTCCAATCAAGAATTGTTAATCCTGCAGACAGTGGATCAGTAGGCGGCGTAGGTTATACTAACGTTCAGAATCAAGCAACACAGGGCGATACAACATCAATTACATTAAATCCAAACGAAACGTCAACAGCCGCTGAGCTTGTAGGACAAGCAATATATATTATTTCAGGTACTGGTACAGGACAGTATGGTTACATACAAGCATACAATGAACTAAACAGTACAGCAACAATTTACAAAGAAAGCGTACCTAACACTCCAGGATGGGATCATGTATTAGCAGGAACAGCAATAGAAGCTACTCTAGAATCTAATACAAGATATCAAATTGAACCCAGAATAACATCATCTAAGCCTGACTTTACAGCAAACAATTATAACGTTTCGTCTGGTAGAGACATTATTGATATTGCATTTAGTAATACAACATTTGAGTTTACTGATATTCCAGGAACACCAGGAAGTGGTATTGTTGAACAGCAAGACGGACTAGCGCCTGCAAACGCAGTGTTTGATATTACTAAGAATGGACTAGTGTACGAAGTAACTGTAACTGATGGCGGCTTAGGTTATGCCGTTGGTGACTCAATTGATATTTTAGGTAGTGTATTAGGTGGCGAAGATATTACTAACGACTGTCATATTAAAGTTGCTAGTGTTACTGACGATAGTTCAAACTCAATTGTAACTATTGTTGTCACAGGTAAAGGCCGTAGTGGTAAATTTGTTGCAATTGCAAAACCAAACTTTGTACTAGAAAGTGATACAGGACAAGGATGGAACGAAGTATTGTTACCGAACCAAGGAGCAATTGACTGGATTAAAGTAAGAGCAGGCAACAATAGATTTGTTGCTATTGCAAAAGGAACCGACGAAGCTGCTTACAGTTTAAACGGAACTGCTTGGACATCAGTTACATTACCATTCGATGAGGAATGGGTAGATTTAGAATTTGGCGAAGGACGATTTGTTGCTATTGCAGAAAACTCTACTACAGTAATTCAGTCATCAGACGGTATTACTTGGACATCAAGCAATATGCCTAATGATGCTGTTGGCGATAGTGCTTCAGCAGAATGGCAAGCAATGACATATGGCAAAGGCAAATTTGTTGCTGTTGCAGGCAATGACGGCACTGTAGGACACAGTACAGACGGCACATCATGGACATTTGATAGTGGCTTTGTAGCAACAGAAAATTTACAAGTTGCAGGTTTAGCATATGGTAATAATAGATATCTTGCACTATTAGAAACAGGTGAAACATACTATAGCTTCGACGGATCAGTTTGGACACAAGGTACAGATGTTCCTTCACAAGATGGTTCAACAGTTATGCGTTGGAACGATATTAAATTTGCAGAAGGCGTATTCATGGCAATATGTGATGCAAACAATCAATTAGTAGGCGGCGACCTTAACGGCAACGACACAAACTTTGCTGCAACAACTGAAGACGGTATAGTATGGCAAGGCAGAACATTAGCTTCAACTAAGCCGTATTATGGTATAGGATTTGGTGTAGTTAATGATATAGGTAGTTGGATTATAGGTACAAAGAATATTCAAATTGGTGCAATTGCTAAAGTTGAAACAGGTGCTCAAGTTAAAGTAAGAGCAAGACTAGGAAGTGGCGGACTAATACAAACTATTAAAATACTAGATCCAGGTAGTGGATACACACAAGCAAATCCTCCAGTATTTACAATTACAGATAATAAGTTTACAGTAGGCATTGGTTGGGAAAATAGAGTAGGCTCAGGTGTACTTGCACAGCCAAGTTGGGTAAACAGAGGTATTGGATATAGATCAAGTACTACTAAAGTTACTGTAACAGGTGACGGTTATGCAGATAATATACCAGATACAAATATTATTAAGATATCAGGATTGCCTCGTGTACCAACAATTGGTAGTCAATTACTGTTTCCAATAATTGAAGATGATAACACTGAAGATCCAAATGATTTAAAGAGTTATCGTGTAGCTATAGCAACTGACTTAGGCGACGACGGCACAGGTAATGGTACAAGACTTGTACAATTCCAAATTAGTCCACGTATGCGTAATGAAAATGATTTAGTTCACGGAACGTCAGTTACTATTAATGAAAACTTTAGTCAGTGTCGTATTACAGGACATGACTTCTTAGACATTGGTACAGGTAACTTTATAGAAACTAACTATCCAGACATTTACGCAGGCGGTAACTACTTTACAAGTGCTCCTGAAAACGAAGTATATGAAACAGCTGGTGGACGTATATTCTATGTAAGTACAGACCAAGATGGTAACTTTAGAGCAGGTGAATTGTTTAGTGTGCAACAGGCAACTGGTGTTGTTACAATTAGTGCTGAGTTCTTTGACTTAGATGGTCTATCAGAATTATCACTAGGTGGTGTTAGACTTGGTGGTTCAGGCGCTGTTGTTAGAGAGTTTAGTACAGACCCAACGTTTGCTGAAGACTCAAACCAAGTTATTCCAACACAAAGAGCTATTGCTACATTCTTAGCAGATAGACTAAGTGTTGGTGGATCTGACTTAGAGCTTAACGCTTTCCAAGCAGGGCAAATATATGTTGGCGGACCAGAAAACCAAATAGACAACATACAAAATAAAATAATAAACGTAGCTGTTCCAGTATATGTACCAGGAGCAGACGCATTAGGAAACCCAGCAGGATTAAGCGGATCATATGTTGGACAGATGTTATTACTTCGTAACTTTGACGAGAGCATGAAGTAATTTATAAGGACTAGAAAAAATGTATAAATACAATAACGGAGCATTACAAAATGGCAGAATTTAAACTAGGTAGAATCAGGTTTGTGTGGAAAGACGCATGGACTTCTGCCAACACATATTATAAAGACGATGTTGTAAGGTTCGGGGGCAAAGTATATATTTGTGTGATTGGTCATACAAGTGCTTCGGAATTCTTTACAGACTTTGAAATAGTACCACCTAAGTGGAACTTAGTGAGTGACGGTCAAACGTGGAAAGGTAGCTGGACAATAAGTACAGGTTACGTATACGGTGACATAGTTCAATACGGTGCTAGACTATACATTTGTTCAGTAGTACATACATCACAAGCAACAGTAGCAGCTGGCTTAGAAGCTGATATTTCAAATTGGGAAATATATGCTGAAGGGCTAGAATGGAAAGGCGACTGGACAGTAGATACAAAATATCTTATTAACGATTTAGTAAAATATGGTGGACAAACTTATGTTTGTAAAGTTTACCATACATCTGCAGCAACACTAGCCGACGGGTTAGAACTTAACCAATCTAATTGGGATGTCTTTAATGCTGGCATCGAATACAAAAGTTCATGGTCCGCTGGTACAAGATATAAAGTAAATGATGTAGCACAATATGGTGCAGCTCTTTGGATTTGTACAGCAGAACATACAGCGGCAACATTGTTTAGTACAAACAACGCAAATTGGGAACAATTTGTAAGAGGCTTCCAGTTTGAAGCAGATTGGGAAGCATTAAGAAATTATCAAAAGGGTGATATTGTAAGATACGGTGGTAACCAATATATTGCTCTAACTAATCATGCAGAAAAGAATCCAGTAGTTGAAACAACAGACTGGCAACTATTTACACAGGGTTTAAGATTCTTAGGCGACTGGCAAGATGATAGTACTCTACAAGATTATAGAGTTGGTGAAGTTGTAAGATACGGTGGCTACACTTATTTGTGTATAGCAGATCATCAAAATGAAACACCAACAAACACAACATACTGGCAACGACTAAACACTGGTTTACGTTGGAGAGGCGCATGGGTAGATGATGTAGAATACTTACAAGGTGACGTTGCACGTTATGGTGATAACTCATATGTTTGTGTATTAGGTCACTTCTCAGAAGGCGATGACTTTTCGACTATTCAAGTTGGCGCAGGCGGTGGTGGTAATCAAAACTCACGTCCAGACTTAGATGTAAACGGCACTTACTGGCAAGTAATTGCTATTGGTAATGAAGCAAGTGTACTAACTACAAAAGGTGATTTAGTATACTATGCAGGAAGTGGTCCTGCAAGATTACCAGTTGGCGCTGAAGGACAATTTTTACAAGTAAGTTCAAACAATACTCCGGAATGGGCATATTCAGGTGTAGCAGATGATATTTATTATGTTGCAACACACGGTACTGATGCTCCGAGTCCTACTAACGGACGCTCGCTTGATAAGCCTTGGAAAACAATTAGATATGCAGCAGAGCAAGTTGGTGCAGGTGCAAAAAATCCTAATGCTAAATCTATTTTAGAACTTAATAGATATTTCATACAACGTGAAATGGTTGAATGGACAGATGCACAAATTACAGGTAATATAACACCATTTACTACAGGCTTTGACTATGATAGTGCAAAGTGTGAAAGAGATATGGGTTACATTGTTGATGCACTTATCCACGATATCACACATGGCGGAAATGTTAAATCAAGAGAAGCTGCTTTATCGTATGTAAATGACACAGTAGGATCTCCGTACTTAACACAAAAAACTCAAACAGTAGCAACTATAAATCACTGATTGACAGTTATACAAGCAGTACTTGCACAAACAGCACCAGCTGTAAACTATCAAGTTAACAATGGTGATAATTCAACAGCAGTTGTTGCACAATACTTTAATGCAACCTTAACAGCAGAAAGTGTGTATGCTGAAATAACCGGCCTTACAAAAATTATCACAGATGCTATTACAGCAGGCGTTGCTACAGACATTCCAGCTAGATTAATTAGAAATACATTAATTAAAGTTTCAACAGGAAAGTATTACGAAGTACTTCCAATTATTGTTCCAGCAGAATGTTGTATTATAGGCGACGAACTTCGTGCAACACAAGTGCAACCAAGAAAATCAAATAATTCAACACTTACAACAGCTGAAGATTACTTGTATAGTAATACAGCAATTGAAAGAGTAGAAGCAATTATTGGTGACATTGTTGAAGGTGTTTCAGTAACAGCAACAACAGGAAATGCACAATCACAAAGTGCTTTGTATCCGTTAACAAACAACGAAACTGGTTATGTAAGATCAGCTGTTGAACAGTTAGCAAGACTATATAGACGTAGAACAGATTGGTCATTGGGCAGAAAAGAAGAAGCTATTGCTACATTTACATTAGCAGACGAAATGACTGATCCAGCAGATGGATATGCAAGAAACTTATTAATTGCTAACAGAGATTTTTTAAGAGCAGAATTAGTTGGATATATTACAGAAAACTATCCAGATCTAAAATATAGTAAAACAGCATGTAAGAAAGATGTTGGGTACTTAGTTGATGCTGTGTCATATGACTTAACATACGGTGGTAACTGGCAAACAGTTAATGCTGGTGAAGCATATCATGTTGGTGCAAGTTCAAACTTACCAGCTGCACAGAAAGCGGCAACACTAGCAGCTTACGGTTACTTAAAAGGTATTATGCAAACTGTAGGTAGAAACATTACAGTTACTCCAGGTACACAGTCTGCATTTTCACAGATACCAGGTACAGCAGGAGACGCTGGAAGTGCAACTGCAATTGGCGCACTACTAGATGACTTTATTAACATAGTTGATAACGGTACTGGAAGTGAAACAATTACATATCCAAGTATTACTGGTGCAGCGGCAGGACTACAAACTGACCATTCACTATTAGGATCAGCAGCTTCAACAGTTAAAACAGCTACAACAAACTGGATCACAGCAAACTTTCCAAACTTAACTTACGATAGTGCAAAGTGTGAAAGAGATGTTGGATACTTATTAGATGCAGCAAGATACGATTGGTGTTTAGGTACAACATTTGCATCAACTGTAGCGGCAATAAGTTACTTAAGAAAGCCAAGTGCTAAAGTAACAGGTGTACAAAAAGATGCTACACTAGGAAGTTACGAGTTTGCAAGAAATGCAGCAAGAGCTGAAGTTTCAGAAGCAATAAGTTTAGCACAGATTAACAATACATTTGTTACAACTAATGATATAATATTAGGTGGAAGTAACGAAGGTACTAACCGTGCTACTGATCAACAAGATGTGTATGCAGGTATACAACAATTAGAACTTAACAAAGAGTTTATAGCAAAAGAAGCTGTTGCATATGTAAATGATTATTATGCAGATACAGTTACAGCAACAACAGCATCAAGCGGTGCATTAACAATTACAACTACAGGATGGTTGAGACAAAATAGACCAATTAAATTTACTGGAGTTGGCACAGAAGTCGGCGGACTAGCATTAGACACTACTTACTATGTTAAAAACATTCTAAGCTCAACAACATTCACTATTAGTGCAACTATTGGTGGAGCAGATATTGTTGTAACTGACGATACAGGTGCAATGAGTGTTGAAAAAGATTACGAATATAATGTAGCACTTTGTGAAAGAGATATTAAATCAATTCTAAGTGCTATGCAATGGGATCTAAAATTTGCTCCTAATTATAGAAGAACATATACAGGCGGGATTAGTTTAACTATTCCGGCAACATATAAAACTAGATATGCTTCTAGATATTATGTAAATGCTGTAATAGGGTCACAAGAAGAAGATTTCTACTACTTACGTAACGGTACAGGTTTAAGATTACAAACAATGGAAGGCCTAAACGGTGACATGACTGCAGAAACAACTGCAGGTACAAGTAGAATGACAGCTGGTGCTTATGCATCACTAGATCCAGGTTGGGGTCCAGATGATACTAGAGTTTGGATTACAGCACGTTCGCCATACGTACAGAACTGTACAACATTTGGTAACGGTGCAACTGGTCAACGTATTGATGGTAACTTACATAATGGCGGCAACGATTCAATTGTTAGTAATGACTTTACACAAGTTATTAGTAACGGTATCGGCGCACACATTCTTAACAACGGTAGAGCAGAACTTGTATCAGTGTTTACATATTACGCACACATAGGTTATCTAGCAGAAACAGGTGGGCGTGTACGTGCAACAAACGGTAACAACTCATACGGTGACTTTGGTTCAGTAGCAGAAGGCGTTGATCCAGATGAAACACCAACAAGTGGTATTGTTGATAACAAAACACAATACAATGCTACAATAGCATCAGCTATTACTGACCAAGATAAAATACTCACAGCAGAATTTACACATACTGGTAACGATTATACAGATGTTAACTTTAACGTGTTTGGCCCAGGTACAGGCGAAGAAGTAATTGGTGATGAATTTAGAGACGAAGCACTAATACAAGCTCGTGTTATTGATGATGCTGTAGACGGTGATGCAGGTGGTACTGGTTACTTAACAGCTGGTAATACAGCACAGGACGGTAACGCAACAAGTATTACACTTTCAGCAACAGACGGCAACTTAAACACTTCATATCCAGGTATGAAAGTACTTGTTGTTGGTGGCGCAGGTGCAGGATTATATGCTTTAATTAATACATATGATGCAGGTACAAAAGTAGCAACAGTAGTTAAAGAATCAGACGGTACAGCAGGTTGGGACCATTTTGTTCCAGGCACAACACTTGTTACACCAAACGCTTCGTCAACTTATGAAATTGAGCCAGCTGTATCATTTAGCGCACCAACAAAAACTACAACAGATGCTTCAATAGGATCAAACGTTTATGAAGACTTTGGATTCTTTGAAACATCACAACAAGTTAACAACCAAGCAGCTACTACATATACAGGTGCAGGTTCAAACGCTACATTTAATGTTGATAGAGTTGGATCTAAGTACTATGTAGCACTTAATAGTGCAGGTGCTGACTATGTAAGATTAGAAACTATTACTATAGCAGGTACATCGTTAGGCGGAGTAAGTCCTGCTAACGATCTAGTAATTACACTTACTTCAATAGGAGCAACTGGTAATGTTATTGATTTTGACTTTACAGGTATTGGTCGCAAGGGTGCTTATGTAGCATTAAGCGATGATACATCAGCAGCTTTAAGTTATGATTCATCAACATGGTCTAATGCAACACTACCACAACAGAGTGATAGATTTTCATCAGGACTATTAGATGACGGAAGTTCATTATATAAATCAAGTGCATTTGTTGCTGTAGCAACAGGATCAAGTACAGCGGTGCTAAGTGAAGACTTAGCAACATTTAGTACATCAGCTTTACCAGGAGGGTTAGACACTTCAACTGGTGTTGATGTACAATACGGATACTTAGGTGCAGGTACAAACAGATTTGTTGTAATTGGACAAAACGATACAGACATTGCTTATTCAGACAATGCTGGATCAAGTTGGACAATAACAAGTTCTGCTTTACCTAACACAGGATTTACTAGTATTACTAACGGTATGGGACTATTTGTTGCTGTACGTACAGGATCTAATCAAGCAGCTTACAGTGCAGACGGTATTGCTTGGACAGCAACTACATTGCCAGCAAGTTTAAACTGGAGCAAAGTTGTTTGGGGTAATGGTAGATTTATTGCAATAGCAAATAATAGTGTTAATGCAGCTTATAGCTTAGACGGCATTAACTGGACAGCAACTACAATTGCTACTGAAAGTTCAGCACTACCAACAGACATTGCATACGGACAAGGTATGTTTGTAGTAACAAGTGCAGATACTAATAGTGTATGCTATAGTGAATATGGTCTAGTATGGAATAACTTAACTGTTACAGCAAACGTAAGTGGCTACAAGTTAGCAGCGTTTGGTAATCCAGATAGAGAACCGTTGTTCTGTACAATAGCAGATGGTACAACAACACAAGTTGCTGTAAGCAAAATTGGTGCTAGAGCACGTGGTAGAGTAAACGTTGCAAGTGAAAAGATATTTGAAGTTAAACTTGCAGAAGCAGGAAGCGGATACGGCGCAACTCCTCCAACAATTACAATTGGCGATCCAAACAACATTGATGATGTTGTGTTCCAAAATAGATTAGGCAATGGCGCATTAGGCAATCCTAGTTTTGCAAATAGAGGAACAGGATTTAGTGCAGCAAGTATGGAAGTTGACGGAGCAACATCAAATGGTAATGCAGACTTCTTACAAAATGGTAACTTTGTTGCTGTAAGAAGATTAACAGAAAGACCAGTAGCTGGTTCAAACATTACGTTTGCTAGTTTACCTGGACAGTTCTTTAAGTTGGTTACTGTTGTTAGTTTCCTTGGTACAAACCCAGGATCACATACAGCGTTCTTACAAATTAGTCCAAGCATGACAATAGGAGATGCTCCTACAGACGGTGACGGCGTAGTGTCAAGAATTAGATACTCGCAAGTACGTTTAACAGGACACGACTTCCTAGATATTGGTACAGGTGGATTTGTAACTACTAACTATCCAGGACTACCATTAGAAACTCCAGACCAAACCAAAGAAACACTTGATGTTAACGGGGGACGAGTGTTCTTTACATCAACTGACCAAGATGGTAACTTTAGAGTTGGTGACTTGTTCCAAATTGAACAGGCAACTGGTGTTGCAAACTTGAATGCAGAAGCATTTAACATTGCAGGTCTACAGGAACTTACATTAGGTGAAGTTACACTAGGTGGTAACTCAGCAAGTGTAAGTGAGTTTAGTACTGACCCATTCTTTACAGCCAACAGCGATACAGTAGTGCCAACCCAACGTGCGATTAAAGCGTACATTGAGGCACAAATTGGTGGCGGTGGTGCCGCGTTGAACGTGAATAGTGTTACAGCTGGTGACATTTTTATTAGTTCAAACATAATTACAACGGCAAGTGGAGAGTTGATAAATATTACAGCAAATATGAACTTTACTGGACCAGTTACAGGATATCCTTTAGCGTATCAGTACTTTTTAAGATAATGGAGAAAAAATAAAATGGCAAACGGAAGATTAGGAGTAGCTGATTTATCAGCTGCAACAAATACAACAGTATACGAAGTCCCCGCAGATAACTTTGCTGTAGTTACTTTAAGCATTTGTAATAGAGATGCAGGAAGTAGAACAATCAGAGTAGCGATGGCAAGTGCAGACACACCAACAGGCGGTGAATGGATAGAGTACGATACAACATTAGTTGGCAACGGTACACTAGAAAGATCAGGCATTGTGTTGGATGCAGGCAAAAAGCTAGTTGTGTATAGCAACAGTTTAAGTGTTTCAGCTGTAGTTTACGGTTTAGAAACATCAACAGTATAAGGAAGATACAATATGCGTAAAATAGGAATAGGAACAGCAGGCGATCCAGTATTAGGTAAATCACTAATACTTGACAACACTGTAACAACTTTGGAACCAGACGCCGATTTGATACTAGATCCTAATGGCGCAGGTGAAACTAAAGTAACTGGCCATATACAGGTCAATTCGGGATCAACACTAAAACTTGGTGACGATGACAACAGTCATTGGGTAGCATTAAAAAGTCCAGCAACAGTAACAAGCGATTTAACACTTACTTTACCAAATAGTTATGGTAGTAGTAACCAAGTATTAACATCGAATGGCTCAGGCGCACTAAGTTGGTCAACACCGGGTATTACTGTAACAAATGATGTTAGTACAGCAAATAATAATAACTACTTGCTGTTTTCAACAAGTAACAGTGGTACTATTACTGGAGCAAATGTTAGTGATACTAAACTTGCTTATCAACCTAGTACAGGTAATTTATTTGTAAGTACAGTATCAGGTGGTGAAGGTAACGGTAACAGTTTAGTATTGTATAGTACAAGTGCAGGAACAAAAGGTCAAGTATATGTACCTGAAACAACAGCAAGCTCAAGTACAACAACTGGTGCATTTAGAGTAGCAGGTGGTGTAGGTATTGGCGGAGCATTATATTGTGGCGGTTCGTTTACAGCACAGTCAATAACAGAGACATCAAGTATTGCTCTTAAAGAAAATGTGCAACCAATTGAAAACGCACTAGAAAAAATTGTACAACTAGCAGGCGTTATATATGATAGAAAAGATGGTTCAAGTACAAGTGAACCAGGATTAATTGCAGAAGATGTTAAGAAAGTTATTCCAGAGTTAGTTACAGATAATTCTGAAAGTGTGTATTACACTAAGATTGGCGCATACTTAATTGAAGCAATTAAATCCTTAAAAGAAGATATTGACACAGTAAAACAGAAATTAGGATAAAATATGGCGCTTCTTAAAAATACAGTCATAAACGATGTTGGTGCAATTACATTACCTAGAGGTACAACAGCACAACGTCCAACGACTCCTCCAGAAGGTTCATTAAGATATAATAGTGATTTAGGTTATACTGAATGCTATTATCAGGGTTTTTGGTTTGATATATCTACTGGTAGAGGGTTACCAAAAGGAAGTGAAGATCATGTTATACTATTAGATGCTAGTTTAGCTGCTAGTACAAATGGTACCACATCAGCAAGATGGCTTAGTTTAGCGGAAAATCGCTATACAGGTAGACACTTTGATTTTTATGGATCACCTACATATACTAGTGACGGACTTAAAAGTTATTGGAGATTTGATACGTCAGATCATGCAGCATGCGAAAATACTTGTAACGATCTAGACTACAATAGTGTAGAAGTTGTATTTAGAAGATATACTAACAGTGGTAACATTCTTTATAATAAAGAAAGTTGCTGGGAAGTACAAACAAGTGGTAATGATTTTCAATGGGCATGGCAAACAACAGACAGAAGTTGGTATTGGTCAAGCACCGGCAGCATCAACACAAGTGATTTTTATCATAGTGTAGTAACGTATGATGGCAATAGAGTAAGAGCATATGTTAATGGTAGATTGCGTCAAACAGATAATAATTACAATAATGGTGTACTACAGAATCAGCCTAACAACTATCCAAAAATAAATGGCAGAAGTGATCCAAGAACAACAGCTACTTCACTAGGAAGTCATGATGTTGCATACTTTGCTGTGTATGATAGACCGTTAGATGATATGGAAGTCCTTCATAATTACCAAGCATGCGCTGAAAGATTTGAACTTCCATACAACCCGTATAATTAGGAAAAGAATAAATGGCAATACTTAAAAGCACAATAATAGACGATATAGGGTACCTATCATTACCTGTGGGCACAGAAGCTCAAAGACTTGCAACAGCTGCAGGTACACTAGTTTATTTTACTAGTTTAGGCGGAACATCATGGACAGTGCCAAGTGGTGTTGACAGTATTGAAATATTAGTAGTTGGAGGCGGCGGAGGCGGCGGCTCTGACATGGGCGGCGGCGGCGGAGCTGGCGGCGTTATATATGACGGCAATTATCCAACAGTACCAGGACAAAGTATTTCACTTTCAATTGGCGGTGGTGGTGTAGGCGCATCAGCAGGTGTAGGACAAGCAAGAGGTAGTAACGGCGGTGACACTACATTTGGAACTATCACAGCACATGGTGGCGGTGGTGGTGCAAGTGCTCACGATAGATCAACTTCACCAGCAGGTGATGGAGCATCAGGCGGCGGAGCTGCAGGTGGTGCTGTTCCTCCGAGTGGTGGTGCAAACGGTACTATTAACGATAACGGACTTATTGGTAACGGCGGCTATGGCGGCGGTGCAAGAGGTAGATCAATATATCCAGACGAAGGACATGATGGCTCGTGGGGTTCAGGTTATTGGTATCCAGGTGGTGGCGGCGGTGCCGGCGAACCAGGGTTTTCTTATCCAAGGCCACATGGCGGCAAAGGTGCAGAAATTAAAATCACTGGAGAAACTATTTTCTTTGGTGGAGGCGGAGGTGGCTCAGGCTACTCAAACATCGGCGGCGATGGCGGCCTAGGCGGCGGAGGTGGCGGTGCAGTTGGAACAACATTCGGCGGCGTAGGATACAATAACGGAGCCAATGGATCAGGCGGTGGCACAAGTACTTGGGCAAATACACCAGGCGGTAATGCTGGCGCAAACAGTGGTGGCGGAGGTGGTGGCGGAGCTCACTATAACTCTAACAACTACGGCGGTAACGGCGGGTCGGGTATTATTATTTTAAAATACAACACAACTAACCCAACAGAAGAAACAGCACAAGGTGCATTAAGAATAAACAGCAGCACTGGCGAACCAGAATTTTATAGTTCAACAGCAGAATGGCAAAGTTTAGCAATACCGTTTAAAGAAAGATCGCACATTACAACTAACTACATGTTGGGCGGATACAAAAGTTCAAGTGCATGGAACAACGTTAATAGATGTGCTATATCAACAGACACAACAGTTAATTTAGGCGATAATTCATTAGAACGTTCATTTAACTATCAGTCAGGTGCATGTAGTAAAAACGTAGCATGGGTATTTGGTGCAGGTAACGGACACGCTGTAACATCAAATTATGTTATAGGATTTAACATGCGTACTGATCAACAGTACACTGGTACATTTGATAGAAACCTAAGTGGCGGCAAATTGCAAGACGGTACTGTGTGGAAAGAACATTATATGGCATGGACGTCTGGAAGTGCAGAACTTGACAGATATAACATGCTTACTGAAACACAATCAACTGTAGGCATTGGTGCTCCTGGCGGATCTACTTCGCAAGCATGGGGTATGAGTTGGGAAAATGAAGGAATGTTTACTAGAAATAACGATGGTACATTGTTTGATTTTACTACTGAAACATATGGTACATGGAGTGGAACTTATCCAAGTAATCATCACCAACAAAAATCAATGAATAGTAAACTTAACTATTGCTGGGCAGGTAACGAAGGTGGGTATGCAAGTGGAGCAAACTTCCGTAGAACTAACTGGACTACTAGGTCAACAGCAAGCACTTACGCTAAACCAGTAAACGGTGGTGAAGAAAACTTTACAATGGGTCAAGACCATGCTTACCAGCTAGGTTGCTTTAATGGTGCTCAAAATAATTTAAGTTTCCGTTGGAACTATTATACAGAGTCAGGCTTCCAAGGCGGAACATCTATGGAGCCAAAAGGAAAAGCAGGATCAAGTTCGGGATTAGGAGCATGGAGAGATAACTAATGGCTACATTTAAAAATACAAATATTGACGATACTGGGCACTTAACACTGCCAGGAACTGGTGACGGCGATGCACCGCAGAACGGAGATATACGTTATAATGGTAACTTTGGCAGAGTAGAAGTATATCATGACAAAGACGGTGCGCAATGGACTAACATGGCTATACCTTTCCTTACTAGACAAATTTTAACAGTAGGATATATACACGGCGGCTATGCAGCTAGTGTTGTTTGGGATGAAACGAATAAAACATTATTTGCTACAGACACAACACTTGATCTAGCTGGCAAACAAGAAAAAGGCCACAACTACAAAGACAGTATGCACAACAGAGATTTGTGTTGGACTGTAGGTGGTGCTGCTAATGCTCACTGTGCAAGTTCAAACGGTATTACTTGTTACAATCACAGAACAGAAAATAACTTAACAAGTGGATACACTAGAACACACACTTGGAGTACCAACAACATTGGTATTATCCAGCAAGGATTAGAAACAGCATGGATAACAGGTGGCGGTAGTAGTCAAATTAGACGTTTTAATATGATTACACAAACACTTGGCGCACAACAAGGTAATTCAAATACATCAGGAGGTATTTGGGGCTTACAACACGAAAATTACGGTATTTGGTGTACTAATAACCAAGGCTTTAAATGGGCATCTGAACAACCTTATACACGTTCAGCAACAGCACCACAAGGTGATAAACACCAACATTGTTTAATGTTCAAACATGCTAACATGGTAGGCGGACGTGAAGGCAACCCAAGTTCAAACTGGAGAGAAACAAACTTTTATAGTGATACAACGCAAGACGTTATTGGTTCAAAAGGTTACTATGGCGGCGAAGAAAATATGCTCGCAGGTCAGGATTGGGGCTATGCTGTAGGTTGGTATCAAGGGTCACACGTTGTAAGTAGTGCAAAGTTTGTATATGCAACAAGATCAAGTGCCACTGGTGGCGCAAGTCTTAATGCTAAAGGAGTTAATGGTCAAAGTTCAGCAACGATGAGCTGGAGAGATTAACTTGGTAAATATATACGTATATAACAACCAAGGAGTTTAATATGACACAAGACGTACAAAATATTGACCGTAGAAAACAGTACATGTCTGATCACAGATATCACAGTAAAGTTAATACTGATGTGTCTATGTTAGGTGATACTGAAAAAGATGCAATCAGTTACGCAATTAATAAAGAATGGACTAATCCAAAGTTCAAGTTGAGATGGTTTGTAGGTCAAGCTCAAATCACACCTTATAGTAAATTAAGACAGTATTTGCTTGAAATCAAATCTAAAGAAGAATCAATTGAAAACATTGAGTATGAAATTGCAAAATATGATGTAGAAGTTAGACGTTTTAAGCGTATGGCTGAAGAAGCGCATGATGAATTAGATAGAGAACTAGCTTCAGTAGAATCATGGAATGCTGAACGTAATCACATTATGTCAAAACGTAGACTACAAGATTGGTATTTAGAAAGACAACACTTGCTTGATCTATTGCAAGAGTTTATTGAAAGCGATGAAGCACAATTACCAGATGGTAGCGGCCGCACATATATGGACATTCTAAATACAGACGAAGAAGATATTTACGAAGCAGACTATTGGACCAACAGACTTGCAAAGCAAGCTGCAACTGATATGATCTTTTATGGTCGTATAGGTACGGGTAATATGGATGCTATTTTAAGTGTAGGTTCAGAACAACAAGCTGAGATATTAGCACTGACAATGAATTATAGTACACAATTACAAAGTTATAATTTACAGTTACAATCAGCAGCTGAAGAAAATTTAAAACTAAACGGCAAGGTAGATCAACACAAAGATCTTTTAGCACCTACTGATAAATACAGTAAGATAGAACAACCGACATCAACAAATGGAGGCCCTGAGGAGACAATAAATGACGTATATAATGTTTGAAACAGTAGCAGGCAATGATCCTAGACTTGTACCAGAGATAGAAATGATAGGCAATGACTGGCACTTTACTTTTGCTAGAGTTACAGGCACTCCTGTAATTGATTGGTTAAACCCTACAACAATTACAAAAGAAATGTTTGATGCAAGAAACTTTACTAACGCACTTGAGGGTGAAGTTGGTATTATGAGATCAGTAACTGACCCTGCAGACATTATACAGCCAACAAGTTTTGGTGATAACGATTATGAAAAAGTTGCATACAGACTTAATTCAATTGATGAATCAAACACTGTAGCATTGTTAAAAGCTCAAATGTTAAATTGGGCAGAAAATAACTTTGATGATGATTCAGGTCGTATCCAAATTAGAGCGCAAGTTCCGGGGCTAAGAACATTAAAAGAAACACAAATGTATATGGCTACGTATTTTGAATGGGAGTGTGCATACACACATCAACAAGATAAAGCGCCTCAATTTGAGACTAAGAAATTTTCTCAAACATTATACGATTAATCACTTTACTTTTTAATTAAAAGGTGCTATACTAAGTATAAAGTATAGTGCCTTTTTTTACGGAAAGAAATAGATGAGAAAAATTTTTAGTATACCTCTAAATCCTAAGTTATCAAATGAACAGTATGTTGAGTTTGTTAATTTTATTGGAGAATACAAAGATCACATTAAAGATGTGTATTTTACATGCAGGATTGCTCCATTTGCACAAGATGCTATGGGCGATATTTTTGTACAAGATGATGATTATCAACTTGCTATAGAACAAGCACTGTTTGTACAAAAACAAACAGGTGTTCCAGTAAGTGCTACATTTAATAATATTCAGGTTCCTCCTAGTCAAAAAAATCTAGATACTTTTATAAAGAGCTTTAAACCTGTTTACGATGCAGGAGTGCGTGTTGCTACTATACCGCATACACATTGGATGGCAACAGGACAAATACAAAAAGCATTTCCTGAATTATACATAAAAAATACTATATTACGAGATGTAAGAATAGCATCAGAAATTGTAAGTTTAGCAAATTACGGGTTTGACTATATAAACCTTGATAGAGATCTTATGCGTGATAGAGATACGCTATTACGTCTTAAAGAAGCAAAGGTGTGGATTAAAGAAAACTACGGCAAGGACATACACTACAGTCTTTTAGCAAATGAAGGTTGTAAAGGTAGTTGTCCAATGATGGTTGAGCATTTCGAATACAATAATACTAGAGCAGGACAAGAAGCACAATATTTTAATAATCCTATTAGTAGAGTAAGTTGTCCTAAATGGGACGTTGACGATCCTAGTATACATTTAAAGACAGCTAATATAACTCCATGGAGAGAAGATTGGGAAGAATACCTTGGTGAATTAGGTATTGATGTATTTAAAATGCACGGACGCGAAGCGGTTAGTAGACTATACGAAACTATGGATATTGTAAAACGCTGGGCAAATGGCGAAGCATTACTGTATGATAACTTTGAACAATATTTAGAAAGCACAAACTTAAAAGATAAGCCCATTGATGCATGGCGTAAAAAAATTAAAAACTGTAAGTTTGATTGTTGGGAATGTCATTTTTGTGATGATATTTACAAGATTAAATCTAAAATTGAACATACTGATAAAGTTAAACATGTAGCAGAGAGCATACTAATAAGTGGTGTACCAACAGTAAACACTCGTATACCTGGGCTTACAAGTCCGCGAGTTCAAACAGTATTAAATCATATTGCAAGTGGTTCTACACATTACATGGAAGTAGGCGTAGCACAAGGAGCAACGTTCTGTGGTGCAATTAAAGACAACAATTTAAATGCTGTAGCAATTGACAACTGGCAGGAAAACATACAACCTGCTGATCCAAATGCACCTAAGTTACCGCATAATGAAAAACAAAACTTTTTAAATAATTTAGAATCTTATAAGCAGGATAATACTGTTGATGTAATTGATAATGATTTATTTGAAGCTGATGTATCACAGTACAACGGTAAAATAGACATGTTCTTTTATGACGGGCCTCATGATGCAACAAGTACAGAACAAGCCGTACTACATTATAAAGATGTATTTGCACAAGAAGCTGTATTAATATTTGATGATGCAAATTGGCAAGGAGTTGTCGAAGGCGCACGTAACGGAATAAACAAAGCAGGATTTGAAGTTGCATATGAAAAAATGCTGTTATGTGATGTAGAAGATTTAGAAAGTTGGTGGAATGGATTGTACATAGTTGTACTTTCTAAACCTAAAGAAGAATTAATATCAATTGAGGAAATAACAGAATGGTAAAAAAGATAGTAATATTTGGCGGTGGAACTAGTGGCTGGCTAACAGCGGCATACCTAACTAATAACTTAATTGATCCTGTTGAAATACAACTAATTGAAGATGCATCAAAAGGACCAATTGGAGTTGGAGAAGGCACACAGCCTCTCACAGCCTCTTTTTTATATAAATGTGGAATAGAAGCAAAAGACTGGATGAAACCTAGTAATGCTTCATTTAAGTATGGGGTAGAATTAACAGGCTGGAACGATGAGCCGTATTTTGTAGATAATGATGTTGTTGACAATGTTCTGCCTGCGCCGCATTTACCCGTAAGTAAATATTTTGTAGACAAGCCTTACAGTGAATTTGCAAAATGGCACCCAGCATATAGACTAGCAAAAAATAATACAGCAACTAAGATTGATGACGAAACTGATATTAATTTCAATGTAGGCCTTGATAGTTATGGTGCTGTACATTTTAGTGCTTATGATATCATTGCTACTATTAAAGACTTAATACTACACAAAATTAATTATGTTAATACTAAAATTACACAAATAGGCAGTGACGTAAATGGTATTACAAAATTAATTGACGAAAACAATAACGAGTATACCGGTGATTTGTATATTGATTGTAGTGGATTTCAATCCTTGCTATTAGGAAAAACATTAAAAGAACCTTTTATAAGTTATGACAAATGGTTAATAAATGATAGTGCTGTTGCAATGCCAACACAATATACTAATCCTGAAGAAGAATGTTTTCCATATACAAAAGCAACTACAATGAAAGCAGGTTGGCGTTGGACTATTCCTACATACCATCGTGTTGGCAATGGATATGTATATAGTAGTAAACATATAACTCCAGAGCAAGCAGAAGCAGAGCTACGTGAAGCCATTGGAGAATATGATGCTCCTGCTAATCATTTAAAAATGCGTATAGGATCACATCAAAATATTGCTGTAAAAAATGTTATTGCTGTTGGACTAAGCGCAGGATTTGTCGAACCGTTAGAAGCAACAGGCATTACATTTACAACAGCATTAGTTAGTTCTTTTACTGACTTAATGAATCGTTCACGTAATGACTGGTCTGAACAACCGCAAGCAATGCTAAATCGAGGCTTCTATGAAATGAATATAGAAATCTTAACATTTATATTTGCACATTATTACTTCAGTAATAGAAATGATACTCCGTATTGGCAAGAGATAAGATCACAAAGTTTAAATGACTTACCTGATGATGCACAAATGATGATGAGTCAATATTATCCTAACATACCAGAATTTGTATTTTTTAGTCCTGGTAGTATGTTTAGTAGTGTACAATGGTGGTCAATGTTGCATGCCGGCGGAGCATATCCAAATGCAAAATCTACTCTTACTGATAAACAAAAAGACTATGTAGAACACTTTATGAAAGTACAGGATTTACGTGTTGAAAGTTCAAAAGAATTATTTGGCAATCATTATAAATTTTTAGATAAGTGGTACAGTGAATGGAAAGAGTAAACCTTTTCCGCTCTGACTTCTTTGTAGGCAGAGTAGGCAATGAAAATCAGATAGCTGATCTTAATAAACAGATGTTAGTATCACAAGAGTCTAATGCTGGTGCAATTGCTAATAGCAACGACGGATGTTGGCGAAGTACAGTTAAGTATGACAACATAGATTGGCTTTTAGATGGAGTTAAGATATTAACAGAGAATGCAATAGACTACTATTCATCTTTAGATTCAACGTTTAAGAACCATATAACTAAGAATCATATTAGTATTGACTACTGGTCAAACATTAATAAACCTGCAAGTAGAAATGTGTTGCATAGTCATGTAGCAGATACTTTTGCCGCTGTTTATTATGTACAAGGTTCTAAGACAGGTCCTTTAAAATTTATAAATCCTGCAAATGTACTAAATGATTGCAATTCAGTAAGTCCGTTTGTACGTGAAGTATTAGTTCATCCACATGATGGAGAATTAATATTATGGCCTGCATGGGTTCCTCATGAAGTCGAAGTAAATAAATCAAACAGAGATAGAATGAATATAGCATTTACAATACAGGTATCTTGATGTTTAAAAAGCAAGAAAAAATAGAATTTTTTAGTAAGATTGACGGGGTAGCAGACGCTTACCCTATTATTCCTGCTAATAAATTTAGGCCAAAATGGATGTCTCGTTGTAAACAAAATTACATTGATAATAAAGATAGAAACTTGCCAAGTCATTTATATCAATGCCCGGGCATATTTGATCTATACAATTATGGATTTATATTACCTTTATGGCACGATGTAATAATTAAGACACAAGGCGGACAGCCAGGATTTCAATATGTTAATCCAAGCGAAACATTATCTAAATTACTTGAAGGTGATCCTGTTACTAGTCAACCACCAGATATATCTAGATGGTTACCAAAAAGACCTCATAGCATTGAAGCTATAGTAAAATTTAATACTCCGTGGCATGTAGTTACTCCTAAGAATGTTAAATTGTTAATTACACCAATTGCATATCCGGATACTTTTGAATTCGAATCTTCTATAGGCGTACTTGATCCTGCAATTAATACAGAATTAAATATACAAGGATTTTGGAATGTTCCAAATGGTGAACGGAAGTTATCGGCAGGAACTCCAATAGCACATATTATACCGTTGACAGAGCAAAAGTATGATCATATAATAAGAGAAATGACTCAAGAAGATTGGAAGTTTTTTAAAAAACGTTTGTTCTGGGGAACACATTCTTTTAAACATAAAAAGTCTTTAATGAAAGACATGTATAAAAAGCATTTTAGGAGAGAATAATGCCGTTAACAGAAACTAATACAAATGAATTTGTAACTTACACTCAAAAACTAAGAGAAGCTAAAGACCAATATACAGAACGTAAAGTACAAAAAGATAGAATAAAACATGTAGGTTGGTTTAATGCTGTATTATCACAAAAAGATATAGTGCTAACATATAAAGAAGATGGCAAGTCTATACAAGTTATTGCATCAAAGAATGGCAATGGTGTTGGCCCGTTACCTCAGCCACCTATTACAATAGAAAATGTATTAGGCGAAGATCGAGAAGAAGTACATCATATTGTGTTTTATACATCACCGCAAGGAGATACTAAAGTTGTACATATAGACGATGTTGAATGTTGGGTAATCACTAACACAATGATGAATCAAATAGACAAAATTTATAAAAGGTCAATAAATGTTTAATTGGTTTAAGAAAAAACCTAAAGTAGAATTTGTCTGTTTATTTCCAGAAATAAAAGAAGTGATGCCTGTTGTTCCAGCAAGTAAAATAAAGTTTAAATGGGTAAAGACAGCAATAGACGACTGGAAGAAAACACAACAAGAAATGAAAGATACTCCTGTTAAGTTAACACATTTTGCTAGATGCCCTGGCATGCACAAAATTATGCGTGAAGGTTGGATATTACGTAGCTGGTGTGACTTTACAGTTAAAACTGACGGTGACGGAAAGACATTTCAATGGGGGTCTCCAGTTTCTCAAAAAAGTATGGATGCAGATCATATTTGGAAATGGGATTATTTGTCGCATCATGCAGAATCTATATTTGGTCAAACAGATAAAAGAAACACCCTAGATACTGTTCTTAAAGTGCAAACGCCTTGGATTGTATATGTTCCAAAAGGGTATTACTTATTATGCATGCCTTGTCCTTACCCAGACAATCATAGCTTTACAGCAGCAACTGGATTCATAGATGGTGACGAAGGACCAAATTTTTTAAATGTACAGTTATACTGGCATGAGTTAGATGGTATAACAAAAATTCCTGCAGGTACTCCTCTAGCACAATATATGCTTGTTAAAAAAGATAGCATTGAAGGCGATGTAAGAAGCGTAACAGACAAAGATATAAAAAATCTACGTTTAAGATCAACTATATTAGACAATCGTTTTATTGTAGATTATAAACCGTTAAAGGAAGTAAAGTGGCATGAGTAGTTTTCATAAAGTTGAAATTTGTACTATGATGGATCGAGACAATAAGATAGGAAATGATGCACACGCTAATTGGCTGCGCTGGTCAGTACAACACAGACGTATGGCAAATTTTAGAATACAACTTAGTCACTGTAAGACATATGTAACTATGAGTGACGGCGAAGCCTTTGAGTATTTTAAAAGACATTGGACATATTACAACCGAATCTTATATTAACATACAGATAAATACTACTGTACAGATTAGGACTTTAATATGGCATCAAATACAGCACCAGTAGTAGACAGAATACGAATTATACCTAGACCCGATGACTTTCTTGATAGAAACGTTGGCTCTAGTGGCGAAGTCTTTTACGATAAGCAAGCAAACACTCTAAGATTATACAGCGGTAAACAAGCAGGTGGGTTTTCATTACTAACAGCAGGAAACTTATCGCAACAACTTGCAGATGCCGGTGTTGCACTACTTGAAAAAACTGTTACTGTAGGCGTTGATACTGTAAATGGTCAAGCATCTGGTGTATTTTATATTGACGGAGTAGAAAAACCTCAACTAGAGTTTGTTAGAGGTTATACATATCTATTTGATCAGTCAGATGAAACAAACAACTCATTTGCTAATCTATGGCATCCTTTAATGTTTGCTACTACTCCAAATGGAGACTTAATAGAGGGCGGCGCACATTACAATCCAGGTATAGTTTATTTACTAGACGACGATCCTGTATCAATGAGATACTATACAGATAATTTTCAATCTGCTACAACAAAAAAAGTTTTATTTACAGTCAAAAGTAGCGCACCAGACACATTATACTACTGGTGTCATTTCCATACAAATCAAGGTAATGAGATTACTGTTTCTGATCCAGGTACTGGTACTGGTACCGGCGGTGGAGCAAGTGTAGAAGTATCAGACACAGCACCAACAGCACCAACACAAGGTACTATATGGTTTGATAGTAGTAACGGTAAAATATTTGTTTACGTTACAGACGAAGATAGTAGTCAATGGGTACAACCTACAGTACCTTTACCGCCAGTTAACACATTTAAAAACATTAGTGTTACCGGTGGATCAACACTAGTAGCAAGTGGTAATGCAGATACAGTAAATTTTGCACCAGGATCAAATATAACATTAAGTGTTAATCCTGCTACAAATACAATCACAATAAACAGTTCAGGCGGCGGTGGATCATCATATGACCAAAACTTAAATACTACAGATGATGTTACGTTTGATGATATTACAGCAACAGGAATATTAACAGCGTCTAGTATAAATGCTGCAGCAATACAAAATACAGGTGTAGGTAATCCTACTTTTACAAGTGCAAGTACTATTGACTTTATTGCACCAGATGGTATACGATTAGAAAACGTATTAAAAACTAACGAAGTTTTAACTAATATAGCAGGAGCAACGGGAACAGTTACATTTAATTATAGTGCTGGGCCAATATTTAATGTTACAACACCAGCGGCAAACTGGACAGCAGATATAACAAATGTTCCAACCACAGACAACAGAGCAACAAACACAGCAATTATTATTACACAAGGAACAACACCATATGTGCCTACTGTAATACAAATAGCAGGAGTAACGCAAACCATAAATTGGATAGATAACGTTGCACCATCCGGCAATGCAAACAAGACCGATGTAATAACTTTATCCATGCTACGTGTAGGAGGTTCTTGGAACGTTTTAGGTAGTTACGTAAATTATGGATAATAGTTATGCCAAGATATAGTTCAGCAAGTTCCCTACAATATTTTCAGCCTATACTTAAACCTTTTAAATTATTAAAATATTTAGAAAATCCAAACGAAGAAGGCATTGCACAATCAGATGCATTTGGTACTACTGTTGCAATAGGACCTAATCATATTGCTGTAGGAGCACCTGGCGAACAAGGCACATCAGGAGTACCATCACAAGGTATTGTTTACATTTACACTTCTACAGGTACATATCTAAGAACAATAGTAAATCCAAATCCAGTAGCACCTATAAATGCAGGTGACGGAGATTTGTTTGGCACAAGTGTTGCTGTTAATACAGGATACGTTATTGTAGGAGCACCGGGCGAAAATGATGCTACTGATAATAACGGTAAAGCATACGTATTTGATATAACTGACGGAAGTTTAGTATATACGTTTAATGATCCAAATCCTAATACAACAGAAATTAATGCAAATGGTGATGCATTTGGTAGTACTGTTGCACTTACTGAAGACTATGCAAGTGTTTGTGCATATAGAGAAAACGCTGTAGGGCTAGGCGACGATACAGGTTGGACATACATCTTTGATTTATCAAACGGAAACTTAGATCACTCTATTGAAAATCCAAACTTAGATGGTGAAGATGAATATCCAGGTGACCAAATTGGTGAAAGGATTAATACACTTGCTATTACTGATACATGGACAATGATAGGCAACTGGAGAGAAAATGAACCGGGTGCATTAGGACAAGGTGATAGTGGTGCATTCTTCCTATTTAATAACTCTACAGGTGCTGCTGATCAATCAATTTATAATCCAAAAGATGATGCACTTGACGGGGATGATAGATTTGCTTATGCTGTAGACTTAAATGAAAATTATGCTGTAGTAGGTTGCCCTGGCGAGGACAGTGAAGCTACAAACAGTGGCAGAGTATATGTATATAATCCAACAAACGGAAGTTTAGTATCTACAATACAAAATCCTAATACATACGGTACCGCAAATAATGATAGGTTTGGTGAATCTATTGCACTAACAGATAATTATCTTGCTGTAGGAGCGTTAGAAGAAGATGACGATAATGGTACAGCAAGTGGCGTTATACATATTTTTAGTACAACGGACTGGAGTTACCTAACTACTATAACTAATCCAAATAAATATACTACTAGCACTAGTGATAGATTTGGCTATACTATAAGAGCAACTAATGATTATCTAGTAACAGGTGTTCCTGCTGAAAATCAAGGTAGTGGTGCTGTTTATATTTTTAAGGCGTAATACATGGAAAAAGAATACATTGTAGTAGTACATAGAGGAATCGACTTAGAGGCATTTGATGCAGAATTATCTGCAAGTTCAGGTGCTGGACCAATACCAAATAGAAGTGTAGATGTAGCAAATCCAAGAGCTGGTTCAAAACGTATGACACACTGGATGCTTACTGAAGAAGAAGCATCAACATTACAAAATGACGAAAGAGTATTATCTGTAGAGATACCGCCAGAACAACGAGACGATATTCAACTAATAAAAAATGCATCGCAAACTGGTGTATTTTATAGAACAATATCAGGAGCAGCACTAACAACACCAAGTTATGTAAATTGGGGACTAAGACGTTGTATAGAAGAAACAAATGTTTATGCCAGCAATAATACTGTTGCAGGTGACTACGACTATGCGTTAGACGGAACAGGCGTAGACGTAGTAATACAAGACAGCGGCATTGATCCTAATCATCCTGAGTGGGAAGATAAAGATGGTGTTAGTAGATTACAACAAATTGACTGGTATACAGAAAGCGGACTATCTGGAGTACAAAGCACAAACTATTATAGAGATGCTGATGGCCACGGAACACATTGCGCAGGTATAGCGGCAGGTAAAACATACGGTTGGGCAAAAGGCGCACACATTTATTCTCAAAAGTTAGCAGGCCTAGAAACATTGTCAGGAAGTGACGGTACTGGTACTTCAATTAGTGATGCGTTTGATGCTATACGATTATGGCACAATGCTAAGACTAACAGCCGTCCTACAGTAGTTAATATGAGTTGGGGCTACGGATCAGATCAAACTACTGATCCAATAAGTGGCACCTATAGAGGTGCGGCATGGACATACGGAGTTGACTACACTGATAGAGGCGGACTATGGGCCGCAACTGGAGTTAGTAGATTGTTTTTTGGTAACAATAGAGTACCAGTAAGAGTGCCATCAGTAGATGCAGAAATAGAAGATATGATAGATGACGGCATACATGTATGCATTGCCGCAGGAAACAATAGATATAAAGCAGACTTACCAACAGGACTTGACTTTGATAATGAAGTAGTGTTTAGTGGCGGGACGTACCAATATCATCGAGGTAGTTCTCCATTTAGTAATGAAGCATTTATGGTGGGTAATATAGATGCACAAGTTAATAGTGGTGTTGATAGAATAGCAGGAAGTTCAACAAGAGGTCCTGCTATAAACATATACGCACCCGGCGACAACATAATGAGTACGTCTAGCATTGCAGCAGACGCTGTATATTCATTGCTAGACTATCCTGGTAACAGTACATATAAAATTATGAGTATTGGCGGCACATCAATGGCATCGCCACAAGTAGCAGGAGTTTGTGCTTTACATTTACAAGTACAACCTGACTTAACACCAGGACAGTTAAAAGATAAAGTTATTAGTGATGCTAAAGAGGTAATAAGTACTACGGGTTCTGATACTGATTATGATGATTACATTAATAGTTTATTAGGTGGTCCAAACAAAATGTTATACAGTAGATACGGATCAGCAAACACCTGGGCTATTACAGGAACGATAAATATTAGTGGAGGCTTATAATGGCACTTAATTTTCCTAGCGCACCTAGCGCAGATGAAACATTTACAGACGGTACAACTACATGGATATGGGATGGCGTTTCTTGGAATGTAGTTTCCGGTGGCGGTATATCTGCCGAACAGCCTGATGCATTTAAGACGTTTACAGCAGACACTGGTACTACTACAGCAGATAACGAAAATGACTCATTTGCTATTAGCGGTGGTACTAGTATTGAAACAACAATAAGCGGCGATGAAGTAACAATAGACTTTAATGGCTCTGTTGGTGATCCTGATCAAAATATCTTTTCTCAAATTGATGCAGATGCAGGATCAATATCGGCCTCTACAACAAGTAGTATATTAACTGTTGAAGGTGGAACTAACGTAACAACACAGATTGTAGGTAACACACTTACAATTAATGGTTCAACACCTACACTAAGCATAAATGATTTAACAGACGTAGATACTACAAATACAACACCTGTTGCAGGTAATGTGTTAAAATGGGACGGTGCAAAATGGTCACCAGGACTTGATGCAACAACAGGCGGAGGCGGCACTGATGCTGACACATTAGACGGTCAAGATAGTACATATTTTTTAAATTATAATAACTTACAAAATACACCAACTGTGCCAGCAGATGTAAGCGACTTAACTGACACTACATCTTTATTATTCAGCGGAGCATTTGCAGACTTAACTACTAAACCAACTACTATAGCAGGTTACGGTATTACTGATGCATTTGACGGATCATTTTTAAACTTATCAAATGTACCTACTACAATATCAGGTTACGGTATTACTGATGCTGTTGTGGACTTTGCAGACTTAGGCACAACTCCAACTACTATATCAGGATACGGAATAACAGATGCACTTAGTACAAGTTCTAATTTATCAGCATTAGCAGACGTAGATACTACAGCACCAGCCACAGGTCAAGCACTTGTATGGGACGGTGACTCGTGGGGTCCAGACACAGTAAGTGGTGGCGGCGGCGATCCAGATCAGAATGTGTTTACAACAATATTTGGTGATGCTGGATCATTAGTAGCGACTACTACAACATCATCTTTTACAGTACAAGGTGGTACAAATATTAATACTACAGTAGCAGGTAATAATGTACGTGTTGATTTTTCAGGAGCATTAGGTGTTGACAAGTATGACGATTTAGAAGAAGTTGTACGTACTGGTAGAACAATTGACAAAAGTTATACATCAGCTTTTGCAATGATTAGAATGAATAATGCAGGTAACTCTGCTTATACTGTTGATAGTCACGGATATAGTGGAAATAATCCTACGTTGTATGCAATTGGCGGAATGACTATTGCATTTGATTTAGATCAAATAGGCGGACATCCATTTGAAATACAAGACGGTACAGGTACAGCATATAATACTGGCCTAATACATGTAGATATTATTGGTAATGTTTCAACTGGTACAAACGCACAGGGTAAAGATGGCGGAACATTGTATTGGGAAGTGCCAGAGACTATCTCAGGTGGTTACAGATATCAGTGTACATTACACCCTGCAATGGTAGGTGCTATAACTATTAAACGTATATCACTACTTTAATTGCTTTAAAATTGATTCAATTTTATCTTTAGTAATAAGCAGATTATGCTTAATATCAATTAACTGTCTTGGCTTAATATAACCACCACTTCCGCTTTGATGTCCTACATCAATTTCATCACTAAGTGATTTAAATGTATTGACATATCCTATTAATTTATCTTTTAATTTGCCTTCGTCTAAACTATCACATGCGGCTTTATACCTAGTAATATCTTTAATCCATTTTTCAGACTTTGTTAATAGTGGAAACATTTTTCTATCCTATGTTATTTGAAGGTAATACTATAAAAGTATCTTTTTCAAAATCACCATTACTAGATTCTGTTATAGAACTGTCAGCTACTATTGCTTCTAAACAACACGGCATTAATGGTAATACATGATGTGTTTGACCTTCACCTAACACAGTTTCAAATAATTTTCCTGTGTCTGTATCTATCCATCTTAACTTAAAATTACCTGTGTTTACAAACCATGTTTTTTCTTTTTTAACATTAAAAAAGAAATCTGTTCTACTACCAGCACCAGTAAATGCTAATATTTTTGTGCAATAATCATTGGTCCTAGCAATAGTTAATTCGTGTCCCCAAGTTTGTTTTGTTACGTCACTCATTTTCGTTAATTACCTTTAGTACTTCAATTATTGTTTTTAACTTATTTTGTATTGTTTTATTTTGTAGTGTATTTCTTAAACCGTGATGTAATGGCTTTGGCCATTGTCCCGTAGTAACCCATGCATAGCCATCGTGTTCGTGATTAAGTGTTGGAATAAATTCATTTTCTACTACAATTAAATATGTATGAAAGGAAAAGTAATTATCATTGCTAACAAAACTTTCTAATGGAAGAACTTTAGTATAATCTACGTTGCCTATTTCTTCTAGAACTTCTCTTTTAAGTCCTTCCCAAGGAGTTTCGGCATTTTCGTTTGTGCCACCAACAAGGCCCCAAGAAACATTAGACTTGTTTCCTGTCCTATGTAAAAATAAAAATCTTTCTGTGGCTAAGGAGTAGAATAATGCTCCACTACAAACAATCTCTTTCATACTAATAATTATGCATCAAGTAGTATGGTCCAGGTCGCTCCTGAGTATTCTCCTTCGTAACTTTTAATCCAGTATTCGCCATTCCATTTATATTGGATACCGGTATTTAAGTTGCTGGTATATGTTGCTGGTGATCCTGTACTGCCATCATCGGCACCGCTTGCATCAAATACAATGTGCCAATTTGCTCCGTCCCATTCTATAATATCACTTTCGCCTGCAATAAAGTCTGTTCCGTTTGTATTTTTCCAAGCATCTGGACCATCATCGTTTGTAGCGTTACCTATTTCAGATAAAATAAGCAAACGTAAGCCTGATTGTTTTACAGTATCAGGGTTAAATCTTAACGGATCGACAATATAGTCTATTGTTGTAAAGCTATTAGTACTTCTTGCAGGACCTGAAATAACAGTATCATCCGGTAATGTATCACTATCAAAGTTAATAACTATTTTAGTATCGTCTAATGGATTAATAGTAAATGTACCAGTAATATAATTATCACTATCTGATGCCTTTAATAGTATTCTACTAACGTCAGATTGGTACGTGCCTGGATATGCTTGTATTAGCTCGTTCCAACTAACTTCGCCAACTTTGTTTCTCCATACTAATTTTGCTACATCGTCTTGTACACTGATGCCATAATTTTGATATGTGCTACTAACACTAGTTTTATCAAACAATCTCTTTGTATTAAAGTCCATTTGGCCATCGCCAACATTTGGAAATTCACCGTCATCGACTGTTTGTGTACTTCCGTCAGCCTCGCTATCGTCTGATAAAGGACCTGTGTTTACTCTAGTTACAAATGTTGGTTCTGTGCCATCTATTTGTCCTGCTATAGTAGCACCTAAGTTAATGTCGCCATTTTGCTCGTTAAATATGTTAGATATAATACTTGTTGTTACACCTAAGCGTTTAACTTTAGCAGGAGGTGTTAAGTATATAGGCGTACTAAATTGTAAACTAGCAACATCTATTTCACTATCTACACCAACTGGAATTGATCTAGAACTAAATGTAATGCCTTCCATATTTACAACAGTTAAACTAGTCCAGTCTAAGTAATTGTCTGTAGTTTGTATTTCGAAACTAGGATTAAACAGTACTAATATTTGTTCTATTATTTGTAATTTTTGTTCAGCATTACTAGCCCAAATATCAGCTGTTACTTTAAGTGTATATGGTGCAGGCATATAACGCTCTACAGTGTAGTTTTTACCTTGTGTATTAAGATACTCGCCCGTAGCACTATCGTATGTGCGTTCACGTACATGTCTTTTGCTTATTAAACTAGAATCAGCTGTTCTATCTCTGTCCATTTCTAAGCCAGTTACATATACAGCCATTCGCGGCGCCGTTGGTATTTTATTTTCAGAATTATCTCTTAGTATATTAGCAACTTGACGAGTTAAATCGCCATACATAACAGGAACTTGTTTTTCATTTCCATGCCCGTCTTGCACTTGGAAATTACTTAACATTCTTATAAGTTGAGTAATATACCTTCTAATTTGTGCATCATAAAAAAATTGCATTATACATCATCCGCTTTAGGTCTAAGTGCTTTACTTAGAGCTTGTCTTTCTGAAACAGTTTCGTCACCAATAACATCAGTATTTGTATTATTAATAAATGTTCCAATTTGTGTTTTTCTATCGTTAGTATTAGTCATTGTCATTCTAACATTGTCTTGCATTTTAATCCATCTAGTGCCATCATATTTAAATAGTCTATTTGGTAAAAAGTCTGTACGTAAAAAATAGTCGCCAGCTTCATTTATTGCTGGGAAACTAGTACCACTACCAAATGCTGCACCGTTAGGTGGTTGACCATCTTCAATTAAGTAACCTGCGTAACCTGTTCTGCCAGGCGCACTAGCACTTGGATCAGCTACAGTATCTACTATTGCTCTTCCTGAGTCATCAGTGTCAAGTGTGTAATAGTGTCCTATGTCGTATCCTGACTTAGGCGCATCTGCTTCAGCTTCTGTAAGCACAGCATCGTTTATAGCTTTTTCATTTTCGTATGTGCTTAGTAAATCTCTTAAGGTGTTGTCACTATACGTAGACCAATTAAAAACGTCTGTAGGTGTGTTACCTTGCGTCTGTGACGTTGCTTCATATAACTTACCTTTATACTTTACAACTTGACCAATTTCGTATGTAGTTCCTATAACATAGTCTCCCATAAAGATATCTTCATCTTCTGGTGTTTCTAATATATCTGCAAATTCTTGACTATCAACAATTTGCTTTAATTTAATTCTATATAAATGCGGATACCAAGTAGGACTAAATCCTTCTGCCGCCCTGTTTACATCTTCTACTACATAGTATCTTTTTAAACTAGTAGCAAAATCGTTTTCTGCATACTCGTCTTTTAAGTGTGGTAGCTCTATAACATCTCCACTCATTATTTTTCTACCAAGTGCTTTAACACTTGTAGTAATGTGTATGGTCATAAACAATGTGTCATTGGTTAAAAACAAACCAAATTGGCTTAGATCAAAATCAATGTCTTGTACATTGTATATGCCTCTAATTGTATAGATGTCTGAATCGTATTTTCTGTCTCTATTTTCTAAAAACAGAATATCTTGAATCTGAGTGTTATCTTTAACAACGTCACCATCGTCAGTACCTACATATTTGTGAATATTCACATCAGTACCGCCAATAGTAAACATTTCATAGATACGGTTATCCATGAATTTGTAATCGTTGCCTCTTTCGGGTTTATATAAACTAAGTCTTGGCATATGTATATTTATCGTAACGATAAATACTATTGGAGAACAAGACATATGACAACAGCTATAACTACACAAAGACAAGAAATTTTCGACTACGTTAACGCATTTTTAGGCGGAGGTATGGTTGATGTTGAACTTGATCCAATACATTACGAATCCGCTTTAACAAAAGCCCTAACAAAGTATAGACAAAGAACAGATCATGCTGTAGAAGAATCGTACTTGTTTTTAACTTTAGTTGAAGATCAAAACGAATACATACTACCAAGTGAAGTTATTGAAGTACGTAAATTGTATAGACGTTCAGTTGGTTCGCGTAGTGGCAATGGCGGCGGTAGTTCAATGTTTGAGCCATTTAACTTAGCATTTACAAATACATACTTACTAAGTGGATCAACACAAATGGGCGGACTTGCTACATATGACATGTTTGCTGGATATCAAGAACTAGTAGGGCGTATGTTTGGTAGCTTTATTGAATTCAAATGGAACTCTCCGACTAAGAAACTTACAATACTACAACGCCCACGTGCTGATGAAGAAGTATTAATTTATGCATATAACTTTAGACCTGATAATCAGTTATTTGAAGATTATCTTGCTAAACAGTGGATTAAAGATTATACACTTGCAGCTTGTAAATATATGCTAGGCGAAGCACGTAGTAAATTTGCAACGGTTGCAGGACCACAAGGCGGCACCAGCTTAAATGGTGATGCACTTAAAGCAGAAGCACAACAAGAAATGGATAAGTTAGAGCAAGACTTATCACTACAAGCAGCTGGCGGTGTCGGCTACGGATTCTTAATAGGCTAAAATACCCCAACGTTAGCGCCAACATCTTAAATCCTTGTAAATACATATGTAACAAGGAGAAGCCGATGTGTTCACCCGAAGTGCGTAAAGAAGCCAATCGAATGAATTGGATGATAAAAGGTCAACTTATTGATCCTATTGAAAGTGACAGCTCAGTCGAACAAATATACAATTCATACTTTAAGAGACTTTGGGGAAATAATGAGAATTATATCCATGAAGTTGGGTTTGAAGAAGCATATCAAAAAACACTTGACAAGTAACAATAATTATTATATACTATATAGATAATATAGGAGTATAAATTTTGTTGCCAAAGTTATTAATTGTCGGGCATGGCCGTCATGGTAAAGACACTGTGTGTGAATTATTAGAATCATATGGGTATACATTCCAATCATCAAGCAAATTTTGTTCAGAACTTTTTATCTTTAATGATCTAAAAGACCAGTACGGTTATGCTGACGAAGAAGAGTGTTATGCAGATAGGCACAATCATCGTACTGAATGGTACAATATGATACATGATTACTGTAGTGACGATTTAGCAAAACTAGGACGTAACTTATTTGCAGAACATGATATCTATTGTGGCTTGCGTAACAAGCGTGAATTCTTTGCAATGCAAAATGAAGAAATATTTGATCATACTATTTGGGTAGATAGAGGCGATCATTTGCCTACTGAAGACCCTAGTTCAATGAGCATTGAACAATGGATGTGTGATTATACTATTGATAATAATGGCGACCTACAACGGCTAAAACGTAATGTTGATATTTTAATCAAAACTATTTTTAAAAATCGGGGACTAGATCTCCCTGCTTCCAGCGGCTACCTTCTTTCTGAAGCGTTCGTTGACAGTTAGCACATATAGTTTTTAAATTAGTCGGTAAACAATTATCTAAGCGTCCGTCTATATGATATACATTAAATTGTTCGTGATGCTTTGATTTAAAACCACACTTCTCGCATTCATTCTTTTTAACATATCCGTACTTTGCCCATCTTGGCCTTCCACGTTCACTGCCTCCATACCTAGCACAACTCTCACACATACTTCTATAATATGCTTTATTGTGTTTATAATAATTTATAGCACACGGCTTTTTACTACAGTTTTTACATAAAGGTCTCATACTATTATTTAGTTGCCCTTTTCGGTCCCTTTTAATAGGGGTTTTCCGCAGGTAATTTTCTATTTTATGCTAAATAATAATAACAACTACTCAACAGGAGAAAAAAAATGGCATTATCATCACCAGGTGTTGAAGTTAAGGTAATTGACGAAAGTTTTTATACCCCAGCTGAACCAGGCACCGTACCAATGATTTTTGTTGCTTCCGCCGAAAACAAAACTAACGGAAGTGGCACAGGGACAGCGGCAGGGACGCTGAAAGCAAACGCAGGTAAACCTTACTTGCTTACATCACAAAGGGAACTAGCTGAAACATTTGGCGACCCAGTATTTTATACAGATTCAAATAACAACCCAGTACACGGCGGAGAGCTAAACGAATACGGTTTACAAGCTGCTTACTCGTTACTAGGTGTTAGCAATAGAGTTTATGTAACTCGCGCAGATATTGACTTAGGTGTATTAACACCAACAGCAGACGAACCAAAAGATGCTCCAGCAGATGGAACTAACTGGTTTGATACTAATGATAGTTCATATGGTATTTTTGAGTGGAACAGCTCACCAAAGAACGTCACTGGTGGACAGTCATTTAGCGTAAGAACTCCAATTGTTATTACAGATACAACAAAATTAGATGGTAACGGCGATCCTAAAGAGTCAGTTGGTAACATAGGTGATTATGCAGTTAAAGCAACAACAGATGTACTAAGAGTATATTACAGAAACTATACAGGTAGTTGGGTAAAAGTTGGTTCGACAGCATGGATTAATTCACATGCAGTTACAGCTGGTACAGTTTCTAATCCTACATTAGGAGCAGCAACAAACTTAACTATTACTGTAGGCTCTGGTTCAGCAATTACAGTAGCAGAGGGTAGTGACTTAGCAGATACAGTTTCAACAGCAAACGCAGATGCAAGTTTCCAATCAGCAGGCATTAGCTTTGCAGTAATTGATGGAAAATTCCATGTATTTAATGACGCATCAGAAGATGAAAGAATTACTATTGCTGACACAGACGGCTTACTTGCTAAATTAGGCTTAACAGCTGGAACTTATGATGCAGCAAAAACACAAATTAGTGCTCATACAAGTGTACCTGAATTTAAGTCAGGCGATACTACTCCACGTCCAACAGGAAGTGTTTGGTTAAAAACTACTGAACCAAATCAAGGTGCTAACTGGAAGTACAAGCGTTACAATAGTAACACAGCATTATTTGACACTGTAACAGCACCAATTTACGGTTCTGCAGCAGCGTCTTTATATTGGTTAGACAGAAGCGGCGGCGGTGTTAACTTACCAGCAGGAACTACTTTTGTAAAATCAAACGCAGAAGATAGTGCGTCAGCTGAAGGTGCATTTACAATCTTTAGTCGTGCTAACACAGGCGCAACTACTATTACTGGTAGTGCTATTACAGGAAGTACATTTAGTGCGCAACCATATGCATTTAATATTGCAGAAACTGACGCAGGTAAAACAGCGTTACAAAGTTCTGTAACAATTAGCTTTACAGCAACAGGTGCTGTAGGCGATGCAGACTTAATGGCAGGTGCTATTAACAGTTCAGCATTAGAAAATGTTCAAGCTGAAGTATCAGCAGACAACAAATTAGTTGTTAAGCATACACAAGGTGGAGACTTTACTATTGTAGACACAGACGGCGGCTTTGCAGCAGCTGGCTTTGTAGCATTTGTAGTTGGTAATCCAAGTACAACAACTAACTTGTACAGCAGAAATAGTGTACTTACAGCAAGTAACTGGAAGAAAGCAATATTCACAGCAAGTGATGAAGCTCCAGGAGCATTAGCTGCACAAGGCGCACTTTGGTACAACAGTGTTGTAGACGAAGTTGACATGTTAATCCACAATGGTACTACATGGGTAGGCTATCAGAACTTTAGTTCAGACTATGGCGATACTAACCCAACTGGTCCTATGGTTTCAGCAACAGAGCCAACACAGCAAACAGATGCAACAGCATTAGTTGATGGTGACCTTTGGATTAGCACAGCAGATTTAGAAAACTATCCATTAGTTTATAGATACGACGGTGTTAACTTATCATGGGCATTACTAGATACAGCAGACCAAACAACTGAAAATGGTGTACTATTTGCAGACGCACGTTACAACACAGCAGGCGCAAATGGCGACGAAGCTGGTAGTATTGTTGACTTATTAACAAACAACTACTTAGACCCAGATGCTCCAGATCCAGCACTATATCCAAAAGGTATGTTGTTATGGAACTTACGTAGAAGCGGATTTAACGTTAAGCGTTTTGAGCGTAACTATGTAGACATTAACGGCACTAACGGCAGATTCAATAATGACGAATCAATGGCTGGTTACTATCCACACAGATGGGTAACTGAGTCAGGCAACCAAGCTGATGGTTCAGGTAGCTTTGGACGTAAAGCACAGCGTAAAGTTGTAGTACAAGCGTTACAAGCAATGGTTAACAGTAACGATGACATTAGAGATGATGAGTCTAGATTGTTCAACGTTATGGCAACACCAGCGTATCCAGAACTAATTGGCGAAATGGTTAGCTTAAACTACGATCGTGGACTAAGTGCATTTATTGTAGGCGATAGTCCAATGCGTTTAACACCAGATGCAACTTCATTAAATGAATGGGGCACTAACGTTAAACTAGCTGTTGAAGATAACGATGACGGTTTAGTTAGCAGAGACGAGTACATGGGTGTTTACTACCCAAGTGGCTTTACAAGTGATAACGCAGGTAACAACGTAGTTGTTCCAGCTTCACACATGGCACTACGTACTATTGCATTAAGTGATCAAGTTAGCTTTCCATGGTTTGCACCAGCAGGTACAAGACGTGGTGGCGTAACTAACGCAACAGCAGCAGGTTACATTAGTAGCGAAGGCGAATTTGTAAGTGTAGCACTTAACGAAGGTCAACGTGATACACTTTACAGTAATGCTGTTAATCCAATTACATTCTTAAGCGGAAGTGGATTAGTAGTATTTGGACAGAAAACAAGAGCAAGAAATGCAAGTGCATTAGATAGAATTAATGTTGCACGTTTGGTTATCTACTTACGTAGTCAACTAGGCAAACTTGCAAAACCATACTTGTTTGAACCAAACGACAAAATAACAAGAGATGAAATTAAAGGTGCAGCAGAAAGTCTAATGCTAGAATTAGTTGGACAAAGAGCACTTTATGATTTCCTAGTTGTATGTGATGAAAGTAACAACACACCAAGTAGAATAGATCGTAATGAACTATATCTTGATATTGCAATAGAACCAGTTAAGGCTGTGGAATTCATCTTTATTCCATTAAGACTTAAGAACACAGGAGAAATTGCAGGACTTTAATTAAGTGAAAAGGCCCCTGAAATATGGGGCCGACACTTTGATAAATACTAGCAACAGGAGAAATATAAATGGCAATCTCGACATTATCAAAAATTACAGTACCGTTAGCGAGCGACACAAGCGCAAGCAATCAGGGACTTTTGATGCCGAAACTACAATATCGCTTTAGAGTGACATTGGAAAATTTTGGTGTTACAAACGCAACGACAGAACTTACAAAACAAGTTATGGACGTTACAAGACCAAACATAACTTTTGAAGAAATTACACTAGATGTATATAACTCAAGAAGTTACTTAGCTGGTAAGCATACATGGGAACCAATTACATTGAATGTACGTGATGACGTAAGCAACAATGTACAGAAACAGGTAGGCGAACAGTTACAGAAACAATTTGACTTCTTTGAACAGTCAAGTGCAGCTAGTGGAATAGACTACAAATTCTTAACACGTATTGAAGTGTTAGATGGTGGTAACGGAGCAAACGAAGTTGGAGTATTAGAAACTTTTGAACTTTACGGTTGTTTCCTAACTAACGCTAACTACAACACATTGAACTATGCAACAAGTGATGCAGCTACTATTGCACTATCAATTAGATATGATAACGCAATCCAAACTCCAGTAGGACAAGGTATTGGCACATCAATTGGCAGAACAGTTAACTCACTCGTAACAGGTGGCGGCGTATAATATACGTTAACTAGATTGCCCTTAGAGTCGGAAAAAAGGAAGTCATTAGGCTTCCTTTTTTTTTATGTACGTACTTAATCTTTTCGGATAAATATTAGTATGGCAAATAAGTTAAACGGATTCTTAGACAACTTCTTAAGTGGAGTATTAAACCCAAAAGGTAGTATGGGTGATTTTCAACATGCTTCTAGATTGTATGTTGACAACGCATTTAGGCTTGCACCTAAATCAAAATTTCTTTATTTTGTAAACTTTAATTTTTACAAAGATGACAAACACGATGTATTAGCAGGATTTCCTACTTTACAAAATAGACACAGAGCTGAGCTTAACATGCTTGTTAAGAATGTAGATTTACCTCAGTATAGATCTTCAGTTGAAACTAAAAATGCATACAATCGTAAAAAGAATGTTCAAACACGTATAGATTATACACCAGTTTCTCTTACTATGCATGATGATAATCAAGGGCTAACAACAGCATTAATGGAAGCCTACTATAAGTATTATTATAGAGATTCAAACATATCTGACATAACAGCAAGTTTCGATCCTCGCTCAAATTATAAAGAAGCAAATGGTAGAACATATCGATTTGGTTTAGACAACGATAAACTAGTTCCATTTTTTAAGAATATAAAATTATATCAATTTGCTAGACACGAGTACACTGAGTATACTCTTGTTAACCCTATTATAGAATCTTGGGGCCATGACACAATGGATCAATCAGATGGCTCAGGCATAGCAGAAAATAAAATGACAATTAACTACGAATCTGTACTATATAGTAGAGGTGCTGTAGGAGAAGATAGTCCTGCAACATTTGCAACAGATCACTATGATGTTACACCAAGTCCATTAGGTGTAGGCGGTGGCGGAATAAGTAGTCTATTTGGAGGCGGTGGAGTATTGGACGGTGCATCAAGTGTACTTGGCGATATTACTAGCGGTAACTTTGGATTAGGCACAATCATTAAAGGTGTTAATACTGTTAAAAATGCAAAGAATTTAAGTAAAGATAGTCTTAAAGCAGAAGGACTTAGTATTTTAACAGGTGCTATTGTAAATGCAGGTAAAAAAGGACCTGGCGGATTACCAGGCATACTAGTACCTAAAACAAACGGTACCGGCGGAAGCGATACAAACACAACAGCAACAACAGATAGTAGTACTAATAATTCATCAGCATCAGCAGCTAAAGTAGCATCAGCACAAGCAGCAAATAATTTACCAGTAACAGTAGGAGACGGCGGATAATGTCACAAGGAAACTTACCACAACGAGGTTATAATTCAAGCGATGAACCAGTAAGAGAATTGTTTGATGCTTATTATCAACAAAAATTAGAATTTCCAAGTAATGACGTAGATGCTGTATTAGCATACTTTGATAAAAGAGGATTCGAAGATAGAGCTAGTGCTAGTATTGCGAGTACATTGTTACAACAAGCAAAGATAGACGGAGTACCTGTTTTTAAATTACTTGATACACTAAAAGGCCTAAACGAGTCACAACTTAGTGCATTAGTTGCAGAAATTTTAAACTATACTAGAGGCAAAACTAGTAGCTTAGGTTTTCAAGTACCATCAGAAACTAATATTGTAGAGTCTAGAAATATAGAAGTCTTTGAGGACTAAACATGCCTAAGTTCGCACAGGGCAAATTCAATGTAAAAAATCCTGACAAATATGTTGGAAACAAAATGCCAACATACAGATCAAGTTGGGAATTTGCTTTTATGAGATTTTGTGACGAACATACAAGTGTTGCACAGTGGGCAAGTGAAGCAATTAAAATTCCATACAGACATCCTTTTACAGGAAAGCATACAGTGTATGTACCAGACTTTTTTATAGTGTATGTTGATAAAAAAGGCAAACAAAAAGTTGAATTAATAGAAGTAAAGCCTGCTAGTCAATCCTTCCATGAAAGAGTAGGTAAATCAAAACAAAATCAATCAGCTTGGGTAGTTAATCAAGCTAAATGGTCAGCAGCTAGTGCATGGTGTAAACAAAAAGGAATCTTTTTTAGGATTGTAACCGAAGATGATATTTTCCACCAAGGCAAAAGAAGATAAATAATACTAGTAGTTAATAGGGAATACTATGACTAAGAAATTAGAAGAAATGCTAGATTTACCAGAATCTAAAGAAATTATAAAAGAGGCAAAAGCTAAGCCAGAGCCTATAGTGCAACATAAAGAATCGTTGCGAGATATTGCAGAGTTTGACAAAATAAGTTCTGCATTACCAGCCGTTAAAGGCTTAGGCCAAATGGCAGATACTGAGCTTAATGATATTGCTGATCGTGCATTAACAGCATACGAAGATCTAATGGATCTAGGAATGAATGTCGAAGCAAGATATTCAGGTCGTGTATTTGAAGTTGCAGGCGGTATGTTAAAAACAGGCCTAGATGCTAAAGTTGCTAAGTTAGATAAAAAACTAAAAATGATTGACTTACAACTTAAAAAAGAGAAAATGGACAAGGATGGAGGCATCGGAGACGGCGATATGGTCAACGGTGAAGGCTATGTTGTAACAGATCGTAACAGTCTTTTAGAGAAGTTAAAAAACGTCCAATCAGATAAATAATATATATAGGAATTAATACAATGACGTTTGAAAAATTTTTAACAGAAGCAAAGAAGGTATATCCTTTTAAAATTGGTATAGCAGGTGTGCTTCCAGAAAAATGTGAAGACATGTTAAAAACATGTTTAGAAAAGTATGGAGTTAATAATATAACTTCAGGCAAGAAAACACCAATTCAAGAACGTCCATTAGATTTTCCACAATTACAAAATATGGAAGTAACATATTTTGAAACAGAACTTAATTATCCTACAACATCACAAGTACTACAAGAGTACTTAGGTCAGTGTTGCGGTATTGATCAATCTTACATTGTTGTTAGAAACCCAATGGAGCCACAAGAGCAATACCAAGAAGAAACACAAGACGGTGAATATGTTGCAAAACTAACTACACCAGAACTAGAAAGTATTGACGGTCAAGGCGAAGTTGCAGGCAACAGAGTAATGGATTTATTAAAAGAATTAGAAACAGCTCGTAAAGAGCGTGGGTTCGACACTGTCGACGGACCAGTTGGTGAATCAAGTGATATCGACGATAGTGAAAACACAAAAAGCGCAATAGGGAGCTAAATTATGAATATGAAAGATATGATTCAGCGTATGACTGATATCGAAGCGAACAAACAACAATTAAACGAAGCTGAGATGCCACCAATGGGTGCAGCACCAGCTATGGATCAAGGCAATCCAGTAACAGTAAGTGTGTCAATGAATGCAAGTGGTAAAGAGCATGTAGCAGATTTACTAGACATGATGAAGAACGCAGGATTAGGCGGAGCAGAACCAGTAACAGCTAAAACACTTTCGCCACGTTTAGATATGGAACGTTTAGCAGGTATTGTAGATGATCCAGAGATTCCAGGTAAAGACGAAGTACCAGGTGACGAAGATACAACAGATAGTAGTTGTAATGATGACATTGATACAGATGTTGAAGATGTAGATATGGACGAATGGGCAAACTCACCAGAAGGTTCAGAAGGCGATCCAGAACATAGAGATCACCACTATATGACTAAAGATTTAAGTGGCGGAATTAATCGTAAAAAGAAACAATTCAAAGCTGCACAGCCAGGCGATAATGCAATGGCAATGGAAGGTATTAAAGAGCATCTTTATAACTTACTAGCTGAAAAGAAAGGCAAGCCAGACTTTTTAGATCTAGATAAAGACGGCGACAAGAAAGAGCCAATGAAAAAAGCTGCTAAAGACGCAGGCAAAGGCAAAGGTAGCAAACCTAAAAAAGGTCAAGTACCTCCACAGTTCCAAAAAGAAGCAATGGAAGAGAAAAAAGAGAAGTGTCCAGAATGCGGCAAAAAAGGTAAAGTTAAATTGATGGCTTGTGCCAGCTGCGGCTGTAAATAAGTAATAAAAAGACTACTAGCTCTCACAACTCAAATAGCACCTCCGGGTGCTATTTTTTTCACTAAATATTAATATGGCACAATCACTCGATGGCGTCTTAATCAAAAAGGCGAATAGACAAGAAAAATTTACAGAAGCGCAAATGGAGGATTTGCTAAAATGTATGGATCCTGATGAAGGGTACTTGCACTTTGCAAAACACTTTGCTTTTATACAACATCCTGTAAGGGGTAAGTTGTTGTTTGATCCTTACGAGTATCAGTTAAGACTGATGCACAGTTATCATAACTATCGTTTTAATATTAATATGATGCCAAGACAAACAGGTAAAACTACATGTGCTAGTATATACCTAGCATGGTATGCAATGTTTAAACCGGATCAAACTATTCTTGTTGCAGCACACAAGTACACAGGCGCCCAAGAGATTATGTCACGTATAAGATTTGTTTACGAAACTTGTCCTGATCATATTAGAGCAGGAGTTGTAAGTTATAATAAACAATCGATTGAGTTTGAAAACGGTTCTCGTATTGTAGCACAAACTACAACAGGCAATACAGGACGTGGTATGTCCATATCATTACTATACTGTGACGAGTTTGCATTTGTGCAACCTAACATCGCAGAAGAGTTTTGGACATCAATATCTCCTACACTAGCAACAGGTGGTCGTGCTATTATTACTAGTACGCCTAATAGTGATGAAGATACATTTGCTACTATTTGGAAACAAGCAGAAGAGAAGTTTGACGCACACGGCAATGAAACAAAACTAGGGTCAAATGGCTTTCATAGTTTTGTTGCACAATGGGAAGAACATCCTGATCGTGATGATGAATGGAAGGTAGCAGAAATAGGTCGCATTGGAGAAGAGAAATTTAGGCGTGAATACGGCTGTGAATTCTTAGTATTTGATGAAACACTTATTAACTCAATTAAACTTGCGGCCATGGAAGGCAAAGCGCCTACACTTAACATGGGGCAAACTAGGTGGTATAAGAAACCATCAAGTCAGTACACTTATGCTGTAGCATTAGATCCATCAATGGGTACTGGCGGAGATCATGCCGCTATACAAGTATTTGAATTACCTAGTTATGAACAAGTAGCTGAATGGCAACATAACCAAACAGCAATACCTGGACAAATACGTGTGTTAGCAGATATTTGTAGATACTTAGAACAAGAAACTAAGAATTCAAACGGCATATACTGGAGTGTAGAAAATAATGGCATCGGCGAAGCAGCACTAATCGTTATAAACGATTTCGGGGAAGAGAATATACCAGGCCTATTTGTGTCTGAACCAATTCGAAAAGGACATGTGCGAAAGTTCCGTAAAGGCTTTAATACTACACACGGTACAAAGATTACAGCCTGTAGTCGACTAAAGACTATGATTGAAAACGATAAAATGATTGTACGTAGCAAACCCTTATTATCAGAACTAAAGGGGTTTGTTGCTACAGGCTCTAGTTATCAAGCAAAGTCAGGAATGACAGATGACTTAGTAAGTGCAACACTACTTGCTATTAGAATGATGACAGTACTCAAAGATTGGGATCCTAGGATCTACAATTCCTTTAACCAAGCAGAAGATGATGGCGATTATGAACCACCAATGCCAATCTTCGTTAGTAGCAACTATTGATAAATACATTATGCAGAATATAGAAATTATAGCAGACGAATTGTTTTCAAAAATCAGAGGTAGATTCCCTGGTGTTACAATTGGCGACCAAGAAGGCAATGTAACAAGTGAGCCTAAACAAGCAAGGTTCTTTGAATTTCCTTTTAGGGAAGCAGAAGCAGACGTTGGCAAAGTTAGTATATCATTATCGGATGAAGATGGTGTAGTAGTAATGCACAATAAAGACGTTGCAGAAAATAACGTTAGTAAAAGTACATGGTACGATTTCTTAAAAGAATTAAGGCAGTTTAGTAAAAAACGTTTATTAAACTTTACAACTAGAGACATAACAAAGTCTAACTTAGAAAAAAGAGACTATAAATATCTTGCACAGCGATCCGGAGATAGCAACATGACAGAATCAAAATTATATGGCACATCTAAAATAAGTTACCAAGATGTTGGAGAAGCCAGACTAATTATCAAGCACAATGAAAGCATTGATCAAACTTCACCTACAGGGCGTAATAGAAGTATTGGTAAAATATATATAGAATCAGCACAAGGTGAACGTTTTATGTATCCGTTCAAACACCTAGGCGGTGCAAGAGCAATGGCAAGACACGTTGCTGAAGGCGGCAATGCATATGATGAATTTGGTAAACATATTACAAGTTTAAGTGAAGAATTAGCAAAACTTAGAAAGTTCAAAAATTACATGGGTCGCTCTAGTGTAATGGCAGAAAGTCTAAGTGAGTATATGGACGTTGTTAAAGACCGTGTTGCGTCAGTTAAGAAAACAATTGAATCATTACAAAAGCCAAAGTTTTATGCAGAAGCATTTGAAGCATTTGCTCCGGTTGTAATGGAAGATGTACCAGCAGACGTTGCTGAAAATTGGATTGACCAATTAACTATTAGACAGTTTAATGAAGAACTGTCAGATGTATTTCCATACATTTACAAACTAGTAAGTGAAGCAAGTAAAGCAGAGGATATTAATCCAGACGATTTAAACGAATTCCTTCCAGCTGTTGCTGGAATAGCAGGTAGAGCTGTTGCTGGCGCTGCTGTTGATAAACTTACCGCAAATAAAAAGAATAAAAAAAGTAAAATTAAAGACAAACATTTAAGCAAAGAAGAAATGGAAATTGAATCAGCGTTTGAAGAAATGATGGGCCAGTTTGCTGAAGGTGAAATGAAGTGGAAGCAAACTAGTATGTCACCAGAAGAAGCTGTAGCAAAGTACGGCAAAGAACACGTAAAAGTTAAAAAAGGCGGACTACGCAACGGTGACGATATGGTATCAGTACATGTTGCAGATGAAAGTTTTGACCCGCAGTCAGAGCCAAGTGACCGAGATTTAGCTGTAGAAGAAATGATGGATGCATACGAAAAAGGTGGCGAAAAAGCTCTAGCAGCTTATATGCATATTAGCGAAGAAGAACTTGATCAAGATATTAACGAATGGTGTGCAGAACACGGCAAGCATCCAGACGATGATAGAGATGAAGCAATTGAAGGTGTTGTTGAAGAGTTAGCTGATATGACAGAGTTTGACTCTCCTGCTGATTTTGCAGCTGATGTTGCAGCTGATAACGCAGCAGAAGGCAATGCATACGCACACGCTGTAAAGAAAGCCAAAATGAATGGCAAGAAAAAAGGCGACAAAGTAGACGGTCCAGACGGTGATGAGATTACACTTGAAAAGGACGAAAAGACCCCATTAGGCGAGTTCATACTAAGTTACTTTGATAGAGAAAACGGATCATTTCCAAAGGGCGAAACAGCCGTACTAACTATGATCGAAAAAGACTACGGTGAAGAGTATATTACTCCAGCTAAACAGTTTATTGAAAGAATTAACCAAACATTTGAAGAGTACCAAATGCGTGAGCAACCACAGCAAATGGAAAATCCAGAGTTTGAAAGAATACGTGAGTTAGCTGGTTTAAGATAATTAGCTAACCGCTTATAAGTTTTTATGTATTTTCTTTAAAAAAACACTTGACTTTGTTTGTAAAACAGTATATAATAAAGACTGTGCTACAAACTAATAGGCACAAAACGTAGCAATGTAGCTACAACGCAAAACA